CGCTCGTGTCCGGGTTGTAGTCGGGGTTGAAGATGGGCACGATCGCGATGGCCAGCGCGATAAAAGCCATCGTGACAAGGAGCGTGATGGCCCCGAAGACGCGCACCCAGAGGTACAGGCGCTCTTCATCGTCATGGCCCGACATAGGGACCGAACGGGCAACATCTCGTATGTGTCATCGGGGCTGTAACCCCTTTCGCTACCCGTTCCGGGTTGTATCCCGGCATGCACTCAGGATAGCGCATGGAGGAAGCCCGTGAGGGGGTCACGGGCTTCGCCTAGATCATACGCGCTGCCAGCACGTCCACATCGTTGCCGCCACACACCGTCCCATTGGGCATCAGCCACAGATTGACCGTCGTGCCATCGCTCTTCTTCTTGCCGATGCCGTAGGCGACGACCTCACTACCAGCCATCAGGTTGCCGATGTGACGCTTGGCGTAGTAGAACTGGTCGCCCTCCTCCATCAGCACGATGAAGAGCGAGCGCTTGGTGCGCTTGGCCATCAGGTGGACCGTGCCGGGCGAACGCAGGAGTTCCTTGTTCGCTTCGATCCAGCCACCAGCGTCGAGGTCGACGCCGATATTGCCCTCGTCGCCGGGGCGTTCGAACATCAGCCAGAAGGGGTTGTCACCGACCCAGTCGGTGTCCTCGATGGGCTTGGTGGCGTTGTGGTACGGATGGTCGTCGATCTCTCCGCACTCGATGCACTGCTGCTTCTCCGAGTCCAGCATGGCGCGGTTAGGAACGTAGTCGTGGGGGATCTCGAAACTACCCATTGGAGTCCTCGTCTTCACTCATGCCGTCGGAGGGAAGGGACACCAGCCCGGTCTTGTCTCCGGTCCTCTTCTCCAACTCGTCCAGCGCCTCGTCTCTGGTCAGCGCTCGCTCGCCGATGTCGGCCAGTTGCTTGGCCCTGAACGCCTGAGCCTCGTCGGTGCGGAAGGCGATCTCCCTGAGGAACGTCTCACGATCGATGGTGTGGTGACCCACGTGACCGATCTCGATCGTCGTGTCCACGTAGATGCGAGAACCAGTGTCCTTCGCCCGCTGGCAGAAGTCGAAGTCCTCACCGAAGCCACCATCCCAGCGGAAGAACGGGGGAGGGGGCATACGCCTGCGCGTCTCCAGCGGAGGCAGGCCTTGGCCGGTGTTCTTCTGAAGGATGCGGTCAAAGACGCGCTTGTGGATGATGCAGAACGCCATCCCCGTCCCGTCGACCTCGACGGCTGCGCCATCCTCCCACTGCTCGATGAACGTGTACCCCGTGCCGTCGGGAGTCTCACGGTAGAGCGTGGGCTGGTACGGGGCCATGCGCTGGTGGCACAAGCCACCGAGCATGTCGAAGTCGTACTTCTCGCGAGTAGCGATGATGTCCATGATGGCCTTCGGCTGGAAGACCATGTCGGAGTCGATGAACAAGAGCCACTCACCGTCCATGTCACGCACACACTGGTTGCGCTGGAAGGTGAGGACGTTGCCCTGCACGATGTAGCGCAGAGCGAACTGCCCCGGCTTCAGGTACGACATGCGATCGTCCATCATCCAACTGATGGCCGTCTGAGCGGAGACGTTGTCCCGCGTACACATGGCGATCGTCCCGACGCAGTAAGAGCCGGGGTCGTTGCCCTGAAGGACCGTCATCTCGGTCCCGTTGTAGATCCCGGGCGTCATACCCTGAGGTTCGGTCATTGGTGCCCCTTTGGTTCTAAGCGACGGTGACGTCGATATTCGCCTCTGACGTGTCGTCCGCTACGTTCCTGAGGTGGACCTTCCACGCACCGGCCTCGGGGAAGATGTAACCGAACCACTGGTGAGCACCACCGTTGGGGGCGAACACGTGGCTGCGGCCCTTTTCCACTGAGTCGAGTTCTGTCGTGATGTAGTACCGAAGTTCGGGAGCGGTGGGGTAGACGTCTGCGTCGAACGCGGTGACGTCGTTGCCGAGGGCCCCTGAAACATCTACACGACAGGCCGATACGGTTGCGGTGACGCTACCCGACGCTGGCGTGATAGCGAGTGCTGCGACCATTGCTAGGTCTCCTTCTTGGCTACACTTCCGGCCTCAGCCGGTACTTGGGATGCGACCATGATACCCATCACTGGTCGATGTCCCTGACCCATCTTTGCGCTTCGAGCCTGTCGATGTCCAGTCTCCAGTCGCGAAAGTCTCCTCCGGCATCGAATGGCGTGGTGAACTTCTCCCGGTATGGCTCGCCTCCCCACTTGTCCAGATAGCGCTGCCTGTTGGCCCCGAACGTCAGCCCGTTCTGGTTCCTGTACTCGGGGCTCTCTCGCAACGTCGAACTCGTCATATGAACCAGACTTGCAGGCAAGGCCCTGATGGGGATACCGGCCAGCCTGCAGCGATAATCGAAGTCATTGTCCTCGTAGTAGGCGGGGCTGAAGTTCTCGTCGAACCACCCCACCTTGGAAATGGCTGTCTTGCTCACGGCGAAGGCGGAGAAGCCGCCGAGCATGGCTACATCAGTACCGCCGTCCATCCTCTCAGCGAGACGAGCAAGGTCGCCCGGGGAGAAGATGACGTCGTGGTTGGTGATCAGCCACCACGGGGCGCTGAACGACTTGATGATGAAGTTCCAACTGGCAGCCACGCCGAGGTTGGAGCGGGGCTTGATGATGGTCTCATCTACGAGGCCATCGACCACGTCTCCGTTGTCGACCACTACGACCCTCCCGACCGGGTAGTCGATGGAGGCGAGCATCTTGTCCAGATGCTCTGGGCCGTTCAGGATCGGAACGCCGAGGACGGGGATCATCGCGGGTTCGGGTAGTAGTGGTGGATGACCTTGGGCAAGAACGTGAACTCCACCTTGCCGCTCTGGTACATGCGGGTCCAAAGGTCGCCGTCCTCGGGCAGGCCTCGCTCGATGCAGCCGGGGTCGTAGCGGAAGCCCATGCCGTTCTTGTACAACTGCGCCCCGTCGCAGAAGGCGCCCTCGCCCGGGGGCCACTTGCCTGCACGTTGATGGTGGCCGTCAGGCCAGTGATATTCGCTGATGCCGTAGGCGAAGTCCGCTTTGGTGCTGACCAGCGCCCCCAACAACACCTCGATGTGGTCGGGCGTCCACTCGTCGTCATCGTCGAGGGAGGTGACCCATTCGCCTCTGGCTTGGTCGAGACCGTGGTTGCGGGCGTTCAGGCCGAGGACACACCACTTCTGTCCGGGGTCCTCGGGGTACTCCTGACGAGGGATGAGCCAGAATCTGACGCGGATGTCATGGAGCGCTTCCAGACCGTCTGCCAGTTCGGTCAGCGAGTCACCGCGCATGCCATCACTGACGACGTTGATCTCCATACGCTGGTAGGTCTGAGCCAGAACCGATGGCAGGCAGCGAGAGAAGAGAAGGTCGTTGCGCTCATAGGTCGGGATGACGACCGACACGAGGTGCTTCACCACCAGTTGGACTCGATGACACGCTTGAGCCCCTCCGTTAGCGACACCACCGGAGTCCAGTAGTTCAGCATGTGCGTGGGGTCGCACACGCGCCGGTCGACACCCTGAGGCTTGTCAAGAAGGTTCTCGATGGAGGGGTGGTAGTCGTCCTGTATCGCGGCTGCCATGTGGGCGATCTGGTTGAAGGTGTGAAACTCGCCCGTCCCGATGTTCATCGGCTGGTACTTGTACACACCAGACTCGACGCGGGCGACCGTGGCCCTCACGACGTCATCCACGTGGATGAAGTCACGGGACTGCTGGCCCGAGCCCCACACCACGAGCGGGTTCTCCCGCTTCGACACCCGTCGGCAGATGGACGGGACGGGGTACTCCAGCGACTGGTCCTCGCCGTACCCGCTGAAGGGTCTGATGCAGAGCGTGTTGACGCCGTACTTCGCGGCCTTCTCGGCGAGCACCTCCCCAACCATCTTGGTAAGGCCGTAGACCTCATCGGGCTTGGGCCAGTTCGGATGGCTGGGGTCGAAGTCCGTCTCGGTGAGCGGGCGTGCGACATCTGACCGCTGCAGGGCTGTGCCGTACACCGCCGAGGACGAGGGGTACACGATGGTGGCGCTCTGGCCGTGCTTGGCCGCCCACCTGAAGAGGGACGCGTCCAGCCTCAGGCTGTCGGCGTTGAAGAGGGGATCGTTCTCGATCTTCTCCCTGCCACCTACTGGGGCGGCGAAGTGGTAGACGACGTCGTAGTCGTTGATGATGCCGTCGCTCCAGCCGTCGAAGAACTCAGCCGCGTCACCGACTTGGTTGTTGGGCCAGCCCGTGATCCAGCGGGCGTGTGGGCTGCTCATGTCGTCGATGCCATGGACCGTGTCCCCGCGCTCGACGTGGAACCTCACGAAGTTGCGTCCGAGGAAGCCAGCGGCTCCCGTGACCAGTACCTTCATCATGCCCTCTTCCCCCATCCGATGACCATGTGATACCCCATCGGGAACGTCCACGCCTCGACCATCTCGTGCCCCGCCTCTACGAACCAGTTGGCGAAGTCGACGTCGTAGTACGCCCACGGATGCCCCACCTCGGGATCGAAGCCGTCGCCCACGAGCGGGTGCCCGATGACGATGTAGCGAGCGAGCGGTGCCCACTTCTTGATGAACGTCTTGGGCTCGATGATGTGCTCAAGGAACTCGGTCATCACGAGGATGTCGCACGCCATCGGCTCGACGTTCTCCACGCGGTCCTCGATGACCTCCATCTTCGGCCATCGCTTGGCGGCTGCCCTCGCTGCTCCCGGGGTGACGTCGATACCGACGGCCTCGACCCTGTCTTGGAAGAACCCGACGATATCGCCCGTGGAGCAGCCGGGCTCGACGATGCGCTCGATGGCCCCGTCCGTCTCGATGATGTGCTCGATGATGGCACGAGCCTTCAGGACACGATCCGCCTGCGCGTGTTCGAAGACCGTGAACTCCTCGCCACCACCGCGAAGGTTGTAGGCGATGATCTGCTCGTGATCCATGTCCGTCAATCGGCGCATCTGGGGGCGCCCCGGCTGGGGCGCAAACGGTGTTGACGGTCCCGGTAGTGCGGTCATTCCTTCTCCTCTAGCCTGCGACCCAGATCTGGAAGTTGTACGACACGTCGACCGGCACGTCGCCCACCGGCACCATCACCGGACGGTCGAACGCCAGATGGGTCTTGCTGTATGGGGTCCAACCGGCCTCGACGATCATCTCCTTGTAGCCATCGCCGTCGAACGCCCACAGGTGCTCAGGGTTGTAATCGATCTGCCCCGGGCGCATCTCAGGAGATGAGCAGACGACGATGTTCGCGTGCTCGCGAGCCAGACGAAGCATCCCCACGGGGTCTTCGATGTGCTCAAGGAACTCGGTCAGGATGATGAGTTCCACCTTGCCCACGTCGCGGATCGTCTGCTCGGCATCACCGACGTAGAAGTCCCAATCGTCAGGGGCCCGCAGACGGACTGCTGCGACATTGGCACCACCGATGTCGCCGACGAAGCCGTGGAACGGGTGCATGCCGTGGGCATCGAGGATGGAGTTCCCCTCACCGCAGGCCGGGTCCAGCACGGTGTCTGGTCGAGGCCATGCGATGAGGCCAGCGGTGACGTTCATCCGGGCGACGTGGAACCAGTTGTCGCTGGTGTCACGCCTCCCCTGATAGTCGACCTCGGCCCCCTGCCTGTCTAGGCGCTCACGCACGCAAGAACCTTGCTTTCAGGTCGGTCGTCGAGATGCCGGGCGTGTAGGGGATGTAGAGCATGGCGATGGAGTGCTCCTCGAAGTACTCGACCGGAGTGTCGATCTGGGCGTGGTAGTCACGCTTGGCCCAGTCCGTCCCGATGGCGATGATGTCGGGCCCGGCGTCCTCGATGAGGACCCTGCCGGGGCCATCATTGACCCTCACCCGATAGCCGAGTTCCGAGATCAGGCTCATGCGCTCATCCTGCGTGAAGACCGGGGGCTCGCCCTTGTATCGCTCCACGAAGGCGTCGGAGTTGACCCCGACCATGATGTGCTCGCGGTCAGCGAACACCTCGCACCTTCGCAGGAACGACGCATGCCCCATGTGCGGGACATCAAAGGAGCCGATGGTCAGGAGTGTCAGAGACAAGCCTTGACCTTCAACCGATCCTCCTTGAACTGGGTCCAGATCCAGTTCATAAACAACTGCTGTTCGGCCCTGATAAGGGCGGGGTCCTCGGTCTCTCGATACGAAGCGTCCCACTCGGCCTTCTTGTTGACTGGGTGCAGATGCTCACAAATGACGCTCTCCAGATAGACGCTGGAGTCGGTCGAGTTGCCGAGGATGCGCCACGTGTCGTCCATGAAATGGTGCGACATGACCGGGTTAGCGAAGTACCCGAGGGCTTGGATGATGGCCGACCTCGTGAACGTGTTGACCGGCTTGTCGTTGGGGGCCTTCTCTGACCAGAAGAGATCATTCAGGTTCACGAACCCGACTCCATCGACCATCGCGTCGATGACAGCCCGGTCCCAGCCCTTCGTCTTCATGCGATTGTCATCAGCCATCCAGCCGATGATCCCCTCCCCGACCGCGGCCTTGTTGGCGGCGAAGTTCGTGCGCTCGACCATGCTCCCGCTGCAGACCACGGAGTTCCCCAGCAACGCGCCGGAATACGAACCACGGTGCGGGTCGTCCTCGTCCAGCGCGACGATGACCTTGGTCCCCTTCTCGGTGGCCATGGAGACCGCCGACTCATACGCCGCCTTCGCCCCATCTGGCCTACCTCGGCTGGGCATGATGACGGTGATTGTCGTTGCCTTAGTCATTCCTCGACCACCTTTCGCACTTTGTCGACGTCTATCTCCGCCTGACCAGATGCGACCCACTCGTTGAAGAGGGTGCCGTCATGCCGGTACATCGACGGATGGTTGACCCGAGCATAACCCTCGTCCATCACGCCCGTCCCGGCTGCGGGGTGCTCGTGCTGGATGACGATGTCGTCACGGTACACGAGCGTATCGGCCCCACGTCCGAGCGTGGCCCACGTGTTGTCGAGGTAGAGATGCTTCGCGCCCGGCAGGCAGAACCAGCCCAGAGCCTTGACGATGCTGCTGCGGATGAAGATCTCGGTCGGGATGTCGCTGCGAATGAGGTCGTTGCCGTAGACCATGCCGTGGGTAGCGAGTTCCTTCGTGAAGGCCTCGTCCCACGCGGTGGTCTTGAAGCGGTGGTCATCGCCGATGAAGCCGATGACGTCGTGGACATCCACGTGGTCGAGGGCACCAGCGTTCATGGGCGGGCCCATGCCGCCTCCCTCGTGTTCGTACGTGACGACCGGGAGCCCTTCCTTGACGTAGGCGTCGAAGGTCTCGTCGTCAGCATCCACGATGAAGGCCATCTTGGTGGACTCCATCGTCTTCGTCCTCAGGAAGGCCTCGTAGCACTCAGCAGCCTTGGCTGGACGGCCCCTTGAAGGGGTGAGCACGATGATGGACATGGCCAGATGATACACCCCGTAGACACGAAGAAACGGGGTGGTCGAGGGCACCTACTACCGACCACCCCGTCTCTTCAGGATACAGAAGGTCTACGCCTCGTCGTACGAGTAGTTGACCGTCTCCTGCGTCCAGTTGCCGGGGCCAGCATCAGAGCCGACCTCCAACTGCATCACGAGGTAGTCGGTGTACGTGCTGAGTTCCGTCGAGTCGTACTGAGCGGTGTCCCACGCGGCCTTGTTGGTCGACGTGTAGGTGGTCGCATCAGCGTTCGCGATGGTGGACGTAGCGGCTACGCCCTGCTGGTAGGTGGCGTAGGCGCCAGTGAACCAGAGGGTGGTGGAGGTGTCCACGGCAGTATCGAACCAGACTTGGAACGACTGCACGTAGTTCGCCGGGGTAGCGGTGATCTGGAGCCGGATCCACTTCTCGAAGGAGTTGGTCCCGACCGTGATCGGATAGGCCTGCCGGTTGGCAAGCGTGTTGAGCGCGTTGTCAGCGGAGATGAGGTCGACGCCTGCGACGGAGTCGGTGGGCGTTTCGCCAGCGCCATTGGAGACGCTGACGACGATGGTGGCTGCCATCTGGATAGTTCCTTTCAGTCATATGCCCCGTCGGCCAGATCAGTTGCTGGAGTCGCCCCCTTGCGACTGGCCTCTCTCTGGCTCGGGTGGCTGTGGCACAGACACCTCGCGAGCCGTGGGAACGTCGTCGATCGAGACGATGCCCGGGCCCGTGTTGGCCATGAGCCGGTTGTATGGATTGGCAGGATCGTTGGGGTCACCGATGGGTGGGTAACCAGCGTCCATCAGGGCCACGTTGATCGACTGCCAAGGCATGCCCGCGAGAGCCTTCTCCATGTAGAGGGCCTTGTGCATGTTGTCCTTGACGTTGAGCCTCGTGAACCTGAAGGCGAGGTTGTTCTCCCTTCCGCCGAACGACTTGTCCCAGACGATCTCGCGTGTGAAGTAGTCCTGCCCGAGGGCCATGATGGGACGAAGACCTTGGTCCTCATCCATCTCCTGTTGGACCTGTCCCTCTGAGCGATTGATGTCGAAGGTCAGCCCGATGGCTTGGGGGCTGACGAGGTAGACAGCACAGATCTTGCGGACGAGGTACTTGAGCCACTCGTCGTACTGCATGTCGCGGTTGGAGTCTCGGAACTTGATGAAGTTCGCGCCCTTGGTGCCGCCGAGGAAGCCCAGAGCGCCGCGACCAGCGACCTCTGCCTCCCAGTACGCCTTGAAGGCGTCGACCTGTTCCTCCCTCGCACCCTCGCCAAGATCGAAAAGACCGTCAGGGGCTGCCTGTTGCACCTGACGGGTGTTGTACTGCGAGGCCCCCAACTCCGCATCGATGGTCATCTTCAGGGTTTCCAGCGGGGACAGCCCCATGACCGAGTACGTACGAGGGTTGGCCATGATGTAGACCATGTCGTCGTTCTTGAAGGGCACCTCGAAGGTCTGCGTCGGAGCCCACCAGTAGCGAGGGGTATTCTCCATCGAGCCATCCCAGAGGGCGTTCACCTTGACGACGCCGCCGTCTACCGGATGCAGCGCCACGATGTCGCCGCCGAAGGTGCGCTCCTTCTCGATGACTCCAGCGTCGAGCACGAGGAGGTCTTCGATGATGGGCTCGACCCATGATCTGAAGGAGTCGACCGACAGGCTGGGCTGCATGAAGAGTCTCTTGATGCGCTTCTGGGCGTCCTCGTCGACCGGCTTCTCAGGGTCGAGGGGGACGATGTCCCAAGCGGCGCTGGAGATCTGCGACTTGCGGATCGAGATGACCGCCCTGATCCACTCTGAATGCTCTGCCCAGTTGCGGAAGAGGGCAGACGACGACTTGGAGACCTTGCCGCGTTCTTGGAAGACCCAGCCCCCGCCCTTGGCCGCAGGGATGCGGGCTGGCCTCGTCTTCTGCTGCTTGACGAACAGGTCAGAGATCGCACCCATCAGAAACGCCTTTCCTTGAAGTGCGCGGCGATGATGTCTGCCTGACGCTCATTGAGGAGATCCGCCTCCAACTTCTTGTTGGCCATCAGCATAGCCTCCTCATACGTGAGGTGGTCGGTCTCCATACCGCCAAGGATAGCGCTCACGTGTTCGGGCACGACACGCTTGCCGTCCCTGAAAGTGCGCTCGACCGGCTTGGGGCCGGGCATCGAGAGGCTCATGCTGCCCTCACTTCCACCTGTCCGGTCTTCTTCAGCGAGCCGAAGAAGAAGTTCGAGCCACCCAGATCCATCGAGTACCCGAGGGAGTCGACCATGTCATCGTGGCCCTTGGGGAACGACAGTTCCTCGCGTTCGAGGGCGGAGCCACGAAGGCTCTTGTGGTGGAAGACCTTGTGGGCCTCGTACTTCGCGGCCACGGCTCGTGCGCGGGTAGTCTTGTCTTGGTCGGCACGTCGACCGACGATGGGGATCTGGGGATACGCCTCCATCACCTGATGGACGAGTGTGCTCTGGAACTGGTTGTTCTCGGTGATGACGAGGTCGATATTGGGGTACGCCTTCCAGCCGTCGTAGATGAACTCGGTGTGGTGGCTCTCGCGTTTGTCGCGGTAGGCGGAGAGGACGTAGAAGTTGCCGCTCAGGAGACAGCCCTTGCCGCACTTGTCCTCGGCGCTGATGACGCGACTCGTGAAGTCGGCTCGCTCGCTCTCCGAAGAGGCGAGGTCCACGCCCATGCGGATCGCCCACTTGTGGCCCTCTGGAAGGATGTCGAAGTAGTCGAAGGGGCCGTGGAAGATGTTGCCCGCGAGCAGGCCGCTGATGTCGTTCTGGTAGGCGCAACTGAACAGCGGGGTGCCCATCTCCTCCTTCTCCTTGAGCAGGCGGTCGACCGTCCAGTACTCAGGCCAATACGACTGGAGGTGTCCGTTCTCGTCCTCGGTCAGGGCACTCGTGATGTGGCCGGTCCAGCCGAAACCACCCTCCTTGGTGTCCTCCATGAACTGCTCGTACAAGTCACCGTCACCCCACCGCGTGCCCACCACGATGACCACGCCATCGGGAGCAAGGCAGGGCTTGAGGGTCTTCTTGAACCACACCTCCACCGCCTCCCGTTGATCGACGGTCTGGGTGTTCTCCTCGTCGAGGATGTCGTCCATGAAGATGATGTCGAAGCGCTTGGAGATGATGGCCCCGCCCACGCCCACCGCGAAGCACGTGACGTCCTTGGACGAGTGCCACTTCGACTCCGAGTTGAGCCACTCCTTGTCGGTCCACTTGGTGTCCGATGGGCGGCAATCTGGAAAGACGTTCCTGAACTCATCGTTGGACTCGACGGTGTACTTGATGGCCCTGCTGAAGGCTTTCGCCTGCGTGTCGGTGTTGGACACGAGGCCGATGCGGATGTTGGGGTGCTTGGCCTGCAGCCAAGAGAGCAGCGTGGTGTTGTCCCACGTCGTCTTGGCTCCCCCGCGGGGCATCAGGATGACGGTGTTCTGACGCGCCCAGATAGCGTCCAGCGTCCACTCCAGCATCTTGCTGTGGTGCTTCGCCGGGACGTTCCCGAATACCAGTTCCCCATACGCCTCGATGGCGTGGTAGTCGTCAGTTCGCGCGAGCCTTCGGAGCGACTGGTAGCGGAGACTCCGTAGTTGATCCATCGTCAAGCCCGACTCCCCGAGTAGCCTCGACAACTTGTCTGAGGAGTTCGGGATCATCGGATCCAAAGGAGAGGCCAAGATTGCGGTCCTCAGTGATCTGGCTGGGCTTCCCGAAGATGATCTGCATCTTGTCGATGAGCATGCCGATGTCGCCGGGTGTCACCCTCACGACCGGGACCTGTTCAGGCACCCCGTTGTTCACGACCGTCTTCGTCTTCTTCAGGTCTTCCCTGAGGCGGGTGATCATATCGTTGATCGCGCCAATGGCGTTGTCCCTCACCCCTGCTTCTTGAGCGAGATATCCACCCCGCTTGTCGGCCATTACCGTCAAGGCCGTCTCATTGGCTCTGCTCTGGTATTCCTCTCGCTTGCGGGCCCATTCCCGGTTCTTCGACTGTCGCATGATGAGCGAGTGGTTCTTCATGCCCGCCGACGCGGCGAGTTCGCGCAGGCTCATATCGCCTTGGATGTACTGGCGTTCGAGGGCTCCGTAGTCGAACTTCTTGTTCATCGACGTTCCCTCTCGACGGTCGCGGACTTGTCCATGAACGACACCGTCACCCAGTGGATCTCTGGGTTCGTCACCAGCAACCGCTCCATGAACCACGAGGCCAAGGCCCCGGGGTACTGGGCACCGCCGTTGAGCATCCGACCGAGGTCGCGGAGGTGGAGTTCAGCCACGATGTCCTCCAACGCCTGTTCCATATCCTTGGGGCCGTTGGCGACCACGCTGAACGTGTGCCCATGAGGATGAGGGCTACAACCCGCGTCCTCATGGGAGGTGTCAAACGTCTTGTTGAACTGCATCGAGACCTTCACGCTCAACAGGGTAGCACCCGGTCACAGCCGGGCACTAGTGGTCACTCGAACATGTCGTCTGCATCAGGCTCCGATGCCTCTGCACTACGGTCGACGAAGCGGTCCTTCTCGACGTCATAGATGAAGTCGGAAACGATGTCGTTCAGGGACACCAGCCCGATGTCTCCATCGGAACCATTGACCATGCCCACCAGCGTGTCTTCGACGACAGCGACGCCCATGAGCAGGGCCACGGCACCGTAGGTGTCGCGGTACGGACCCTCCTTGAGGGAAACGCGGATGAAGTCCCCGGTGGAAAAGAGGCTGATCACTTGCTGCGCTCGAACTCGATGGCGACGACGTGGTCAGGGTTGACGCGCTTCCAGTTCTTGACCTTGCCGGTGCGAGTCTTCTCGTTGACCTCGATGAGGCCGGTGATGCCGGGAGGTGTCGCCTCCATCTGGACGGTCGCGCCGGGGCCCGTGGCTTCGACGGTGAGGACCCTGTCCTTCGTGGGCACGCCAGCATCTAGTCGGATAACGATCTTGTCACGTAGCGCCATTCGCTTGCTCCTTCAGGGCTCTCAGGACTTCGACGCGATGCCAGCACACGCCGCACAGGCGCCGCTGTCGCGATACCAACTTGGCGGGTGAGCGTCCGCACTCGAAGCACCACCAAGGCTTACTCATCGTCGGCCTTCTGCACGACGAAGACGAACTTCTTATCGCTTCTCTCGGCGACGGCGAGGTCGATACCGACACCCAACACGGCGATGCCGTCCCCGATGGCTTCGAGGATCGGCGTCGACTCTGGGAACCAGATGCCGTTGCCGACTTTCACTGGTTCGTCGACGCGAGCCACGGTGGCTCTGAACTCTCTCATGGTCAGGATCTTCATCAACGCTCCTATCTAGTCCCTACGATACATGTCGTGACACACCCCCGGATACACCTCAAAGCACACCCCCTTTAGGGGGTGCTGAGATGTGGTGTGGGTGTATACACCGGGTGTGGGTGTTTCAAACACTTCGACGGGTGGTCTTGGGGTCCAAGGTGACTTGCTTGGATCCGGGGCAGTGATCGACCTTGGCCGACTTGCTGTTCCAAGCCCCATGGAGGTAGGCGGCCATGGACCTGTGGCTGGTGACGACCAGCAGGCGGCACATGGAACACCGACGGATGGTAGGAGGGCCAGTGTCTGGCCTGACCTTCCTGCGGCGAGGCGAGTAGATCCAGCACTCGACAGGGGTCCAGTGACCGGCCCCGTTGACGTCGCAGTACTCGTGCTCGAAGCAGAAGGCGCTCATGCCCTTCTTGGCGGGGCCCGGGGTGATGGGCTCACCACCACTCGTTTCTGCGATCAGGATGCGAAGTTCCTCGGTCGCCACCTTGCGGTCTGGATAGGAGTCGATCGGGAAGTAGACCTTCTGCTCCTCCAGCGGCTGGTCCCAGTCCGCGTACGGGCCCGACATGGTGGTCATCCTTCGGTCTCGTACGTCTTGAGGGCCTCGATGAGGGCTTCGATCTGCTCGTCTTCGACCATCCAACCTAGTGACCCGAAGGCGTGGCTGAGGGCGTCGAAGGAGTGATCCGGGCCGAGAGGGTTGTGGTGCTCCACGATGGTCAGGCGAACGCCTCCGACCATGTGGACAGGCGCATCGCGTGCCTCGCGCTGGGCAAGGTCCCAGTACCGCTTGAACTGTTCGATCTGCTCGGGATGGACTTGCTCATCGAACTCGACCAGTCCAGCACCGTTGCTGAAGACGTGGACGATCGCAGTGTGCTTGGGGGCGCTCATATGACTCTCCAGACTTGCTTCGGCCTGCGGTGGGCCTTCTTGCGATCGGACTTCCTGAACTCGTCCGTCTGCGTGATGAGACCGTCAGATGCGGCCCTCACCATCAGCGGCCCGAAGGCCCTCGGCTCGGGCGGGTCGGGAGGATAGCCCTCGTCTTGGATGGCAAAGAAGACGTCGTCCGTGGTCATGTCTGGGACGCGCTTGCAGAGACGCTTCAGCACCTGATAGGCGTACACCTTCCACTCCGGCGGGGCTGCACCGTCGGCGCGACCCATGCCTTCCTGCTTGGCCTTCTCCCCACCCTCTGGGTCGGGCTGCTCCTTGGGCAGGATCCAGCCGTCATCGCAGCCGCAACTGCCCCCCCACGGGTTGATGCCGGTGCCCTTGCAGTGGGGGCACTTCCTCGATCCGAACGGTGGTGTCTCGCTCATTCCCAAGGCTCCTCTCTGTGGGGGTAGTCAGCGACGATGGCACGGATGATGCGTCGCCAGATAGTGCGAAGGCGGCTCATCCCAGAAACCCCTCACATGAACAGTCTCGGCAGGGGCGGGAGTCGAAGCCGTAGCGTTCGTCTCCGTAGTAGCGCACTTCCCCGTGGGAGTGGTACTGGTGGCCGCAGGCACGCCGAGGGGGATGTGACCCGTCACGCATGACACCCATCTCCCTCGTACCGGGACGCACGCACGTCTTCTGGTACTCCTGCACCTCGGCTTCGCTGGCGTGCGGAGGCCATGTGGGGACCGACGCGGGTTTCTTGTGCACCATGCCGTTGTCGTCCCACGAATACTCGGTCTTGACGACCGCTGGCACCCCCTCTGGGGGGATGTACGCCTCCCTGCGGCTCCTCACGGCGTGCTTGCGCTTCTCGTGGCAACGCTGGCAGGCAGAGTGGTGCCACCACAGCAAACGGGGGTCCCTGAACTCCTCTTCCGGGGTGGGTTCGCTCTTCCCATACACGACCCGCCAGTCGTGCCCACCGATGCGACATCTCCAGTTCATGGTTCAGTGTCGGTGGTGGGTTCGAGCGAGTGCCACTCACCGACGATGTCTTCATGCTCCCGCAGGCACTCGCTGCACCAGTCGGCGGTGGTGTCGTCGCAGCCGTCCACGATGTAGACAGCCGCTGGCCGCTCGTGGCAGTTCTCACAGATGGTGGGGTCAGTCATCGGATGGGTCTTCGAGGCGGGCGCACCAGCGACAATACCGGGCATCGTGGTGCGGGTCGCGCTTATGGAACTGCCGTAGCCGCTCACGCTCTGCTGCTGCGGCCTCGCGCTCGATGGCGGCATTCGTGGCACAGGCCACGCACTCATCGGCGGGGGCGTCGTGCTCGGCGTGTAGTCGCTTGCCGGTGGGGGTGGTGGGGGCGGTCATGTCTTCTTCTCAGCCATGAAGTCGAGGATCTTCCTCGCGGTCTGCTCGCAGTAGGTAGGTCGCTCCGCGGACGTGCCCCACTCAGCAACGACGTACGTACCCGTGGTGCTCCAGTTAGGGTCGATGGGTCCGTCGTGGTCGCCGTCGACGGTGGCGATGCGCCTGCACCAGCACATGGTGCCCTCGATGGCGAGGTCGCCACCGTAGGCGTGCAGGGCGTCTGCGAGCGCCATCAACGTGGGGTCAGTCATCGTTGGCCTCCTTCGCGGCTTGGATAGCGGCGGTCGGGGTGGACTCGCCAGCGGAATACTGACCATCGCCGTTGCTCACGTAGAACTTGCCTTTGTCGTAGACGATGCCCCAGTTGTCAGAGTCCAGTCGTCGCACCGCTGCCGCCAGCGCGAGGTCGGCGCAGTATGGGCACTCCTCACCGTCGTCTACCTTGCGCCATAGATGCCCGCACACTCCCTGCCACACGCTGAACGGGTCGCGCAGGGAGTGGTCAGCGGGGTCCGGGCAGATGAGGGTGGGGTCAGCGGCGAGGATGGAACGGGCGATGTGCTCGTCGCGAGTCACCACGACACTCGCCGGAGCGCTACGGGCTAACTCGCTAGTTCCAAGTCGCGGATGCTGATACGGCACCTTCGCCAGCGCCGCAGTGAGGCGGGCTTCGGGGGTCTGGTCGCTCATTCCCATTCCCTCCACGTTCCGGGGAAGCAGTCGGCGTCGGGGTGGCCGCATGAGGCGCAACGGACCCTGACGGTCGGCCCCCACATCATGTCCTCGATGTCGGTCGGGGCATGAACCTCGCGCAGATGGGCGCGGTGCTTGCGCTCGTAGAAGCACCAAGCCACGCGCTCGGTCGTCAGGCTCACCAGCCGGTAGTCGCGTGGCCCGCACACGTAGACACTCATTCGCTGGCCTCCTTCGCGGCCTTGATGATGGCGGCGGCGAGGTCTTCGTAGTCGGTGTCGATGACTATCGGGTCGGTAGACACCCACTTCACCACCTGATGCTCCATGAACGCCGCAGCCAGCGTCTCGACCGTGAACACGGCACCTTCGCCTGACTCGATGAGGTCGGGCAGTATCTCCATCACGGTCGCATAGTCGCGGTCGCGTAACGCCTGCTGTAAGTAGTCAGTCATCGCTGGCCTCCTTCGCATACTCGATGATTAGTTCAGCCGTGCGCTGCGGGTCGAACACCGTGTCTCCGATGATGCGGTAGAGCGCGAGAGCCAGTGAGTTCACGGTCACGATGGCCGTGTCGTCGCGCTCCATCGCTGCGGCCTCTTGCTCGATGGCGAGGATCATCTTCCTGAAGAAGTCCCCCCTCATGCTTATGACGGTATCGTTCGGGGAGGGCCACATGCCTTGCCCAGTCTTGGTAGTTGGTAGGTCAGTCATCGGATGGTTCCTCCGGGTCTGCGAGGAGGGCGAGAACCGCCGACAAGTACACCCACGGATGCGGCTCCGCGAACTGCGTCGTGTAACCGAACGGCAGCATCTGGACTTGCTTCCGCAACCGGTCGCGCTCCTGCTGGGCGCCCTTGCGCTCGTAGGAGTCCACCAGTAGGCGCAACTTCTCCTGTTCCTCGGGCCAGTCCACGATGTCGAGGCCGTCATCGCGCAGCGCAGAGATGAGCACACTTGCTCGCAGGCGGTCTACGTCGTTGATGGCGTAGTGGACCTCGGCGTTGTGGTTCCGCCATGACGTGTCCTGCTCACGAGCGTGTCGAAGCGCCGACGCCACTCGCTCCTCGATGTCAGTCATCGGATGGTGCCTCCGGGTCACGCAGCAGCCAGTCGCGGAAGTGCGTCAGAAGGTCTATCGGGGCCTCACCCTTGGGAGTCGGCGTCTTGACCCATGCGGGCAGCGGGTACGGCTTGTGCTCGAACCCGTCGCCCATGATGTCAACGTTGCGTAGCCGCTCACGCTCTGCTGCTGCGGCGTATTCCGCGCAGACCTCACAGATGATGACAACGTCCTCGTCATAGACGGGCACCGGCACGCGGACGACGTTCACGCCCTTGGCGACCTCGATGTCCTTGGTGGTGTACGAGACTGGCCGCATGTCGCGGTGCCCGTGGTCAGTCATCGGTCGGTGCCTCGTGTTGGCGTAGGGCTTCGCGGGCTGACTGGCATCCACCATCGCAATCACGGTCGAGCAGCCACATGCAGTCGAGCGAGTGCCGCAGCGCCTCGGCCAGTCGGTCGGCGTCGGCACGGGCGGTAATCAACCTCGTGATGAGGTCGTACTCGCTGTCCAAGTGACGCGATGCTCGCTCATCACGGTCTGCCATGGTCTCGTCCAGCGCATCCAGCACGACGCGGGTGTCGCAGGGCAGGTCGGCGGGCACCACCCAGAGAGTCCGCCCGTTGACAGCGCAGAAG